GCAGACGTTAATTTATATAAGCAAATGGATTGGTCAATGGATCAACCCTAAACAAATAACGGCACGTGAATATTTTAATTTGTTAAAGGAGTATGGCAAAGCAAATAAAGGCAACTGATATATTTGAGAGCGAGGATATATTTCGCGGTATAAGACAATCAGCAGAACAAGCAATTGATACGCTTGGTAAGTTTAAATTAGAACTTAAACAAACGGCTGACGAGTTAAAAAAGACTATTGGCGGCGCAACTGTTGGCGATACTAAATCCATTAACGAATTAATAACGGCTACACAAAAGGCAAATGACGTAAAGGAAAAGACTATTAAGATTGACCAAGAACAGGAAAAACTACGCAAATTAGCCATTCAATCTGAACGTGAAGAACTAAAACTAAAAAAGGATTTAGAAAACCAAGCCATACGCGAACAAAAAACAAAGGATAAAGAACTCAAACAAGCGCAACAACAAGAAAGTATTTACGCGCAAACATCCAAAAGGCTTAACGATTTACGCAAAGCATACAAAGATTTGGCTATTCAAAACCGTGAAAACACGGCTGAAGGTCAAAAGTTAATCGCAGAAATTACCGAATTAGATACTAAACTAAAAAAGGTTGATGCAACGGTTGGACAACATCAACGCAACGTAGGGAATTACGAAGGTGCTACAATGTCATTACGCGCTGAATTAAGGATGCTAACGCAAGAACTTGCTAATATGGACACGGCAGATCCTCGCTTTGCATCAATGGCACAAAGAGCAGGTGAATTACGTGATTCAATGCAAGATGCACAGGGTGTAATTAAAGCAACTGCTGGTACTGCTGTTGAGAATTTAGCCGGTTCAATGGTTCGTGTTGGTCAGGTAGGTGTAGCGGCATTTCAGGGTGTTCAATCTGCAATGGTATTGGCTGGTGTAGAGAATGAGCAACTAATGAAAGCGATGGTACAATTACAAGCTGTTGCTGGTTTATCAGATGCACTTCAGACTCTTGGTGGTTTAGGTGATATGCTTACTGAGATACGTGCTGGATTTACTGCGGCTGCTCAAAAACTTGGAATTTTAGTTGTTGTAAAAGAGGCTGATGTTGTGGCAACAAATGCACAAACAACGGCAACGGTAGCGCAAGAAGCGGCAACAGAAGGTGCGGCAGTGGCTACGGGTGTACTTGGTAAATCAATGAAAGCATTACCTATCATTGCAATTGTAGCGGCTTTAGCATCACTTGTTTATATGGTTTACGATTACATTAGTTCATCATCTAAAGCTGAAGAGGCAACAAAGAAACGTGCTGAAGCTGAACGTAGAGCCAATGAAGAAACTAAAAAAGCAACTGAATTTGTAGCCAAAGAATCGAGTGAATTTGTAGGATTAATTATGCAATTAAAATCTACCAATGAAGGCAGTAAAGAACGAACCAAATTAATGAATCAAATCAATTCACAATATGGTACAACGCTTAAAAATTTAAAAAATGAAACCGCATTTCAAGCGCAATTAAATCAAGCGGTTGCCGATTACATTGAATATTCAAAAGCCAAATTTAAATTTCAACAGTATGATGATGCAAGGGAACGAAATTTAGCATTACAACAAAAAGCAACTATTAATTACAATAAAGAACTTGCAAGTTTAAATAAGGAATTACTTTCACCTGATGCACAAAGAGCATATAACAAAGCATTAAAAGAGGGAGTAATTGATGCGCAATTTTTAAATGAACAATATCGAGATCGTAATATTCAAGAATCTTTAGAATATAAACGCTTAGTTCAACTAAAGAAAACGCACGATGATTACAATAATACCATTTCAGATGCTAACAAGCGATTAGAAAACTACGGTTTACAACAGTTGAAATTAAAAGATGTTACAGGTAAGTACAATGTAACAGCCAAAGAATCAAACGACACAAAAAAAGAAACAATAAAAATTAATGAAGACCTTAAAAAATCACTTGAGGATTTACAAAAGCAATTTCAAAGTGATACATTTACACAACAAGCCTTATTGGTAATTGAACGTGAACGAACGGCACAAAGGTTAAAAGATGAATTTAAGGTTTCAACCGATTTAAAAAATAGAGATGCGCAATTGAAAGAAGCATTGCTTTTAAATGAGCAAGAATACCAACGTAAATTAAAAGCATTAAATGAGGCTAATGATATAGTAAAGGCTGAAACAGATGTTAATAAATTACGTTTACAAATAGCCAACGCATCAGGTTTACAATTGATTGCCTTGCGTGTACAATTACGCGAGGCTGAATTAAATCTTTTAAAGCAACAAGAAGAAAACGAATTGTTAAATGCTGGTAATAATGCAGATTTAAAGCTAAAGATTGAAAGTGATTACGCTATAAAACGTCAACAGATCAATGAGGAATATGCTTTTAAATCTATTGAAGAAGAAAATAAAACAGAAGAAAAGCGAATCGAAATTCAAAAATTATCAGCAGAAAAGCGTAATGAATGGGCGAAGTTCGCAACTGATTATTTTATTAAAATGTCAGATGAACGCATTGCACAACTTGACAAAGAAATAGCGGCGGCAGAAAAGCAACAAGATACACTTAGAGAATTAGCCGCAAACGGCAATATTAACGCGCGTGAGTCACTTGCAGAGAACCAGCGTATAATTGATGAGGCTAACCGCAAAAAGGAGCAACAGGAACGCCGTAAACAAATGATCGAGTTGGTAAGTGGTGTTTACCAAACGTATAACCAAAAGGTCGCTGCAAACGCCAAGAATCCACTAATGGAAACGATACGCGACACGGTGCTATTGCAACAATTCGCCAATACATTACTTGGGAATATGCCTACGTTCTTTGATGGTACAGAAAACACGGGTAAACATGGCGAGGGTGTTGATGGTAAAGGAGGGTTTCATGCGATTTTGCACCCTAACGAACGTGTTGTACCTAAGTCACTAAACGAAAAGATCGGTTCTTTAAGTAATGAACAGTTGGCTAAGGTAGCGCAAGAATACCAAAACGGTAAATTGATCACAGGCACACAACCAATGAGCGCAATTGACTTATCTTTGTTGGTGAACGAGATGAAAGATTTAAAAGATGTGATCAGAAATAAGCCTGAAACCAATATTGAGTTAGGTGAAATAACATCGAGTGTTATGGAGATCGTAAAAACTACCAAACAAGGCAATACATTGAAGACTAACCGATTCAAAATCCGTAAATAATGCGCCATTTCTTAAATGACATAGAGATTTCACCTCGTAATCGCGATTCGATTGGTGTTGTATCGGACTTTACAGGCAACCCGGAAGTACTTTCTTTGAATATTGACACGTTACAATTACCGCGTGAGGCTTATCAGATAGTAAAAGATCACATTGCAACTATTGGAGTGTTTGAAGGTATCCCTTACCGTGTTGAAATGAGTACAAATATCAGCCTTGATTACTATGTTGACCTTACCGATCCGGCTAATTCGTTTAGACTATACGATTGCGAGGTGAAAATTAAGCGGCGAATGGCGTTAGATTCCTTTATGGACAATGCTAACGGCACAACCTTTGAATTAATGCTAAAAAAAGGCGTTGATTTTGATCGTTTTCTTGTTCCTTACATTATCGTAAAAGATAACCAAGCGGAATTGGCAATCACTTTAGGTATATCGCTTTATGTAATGACTAAAGAGTTAATACAGGCGGTCAAAGATTTAGCCACAATGATTGCGGATGGGGTGCAAGGATCGACACCTAATCCCGGCGTTCCACCTTCATTCCCTTTGGGCGCATTAATTGCATACATTTTAAAGATAGCAGCGCAAGTTATCTACATTGCCGCGTTGACTGTTGCATTGGTTGACCTTACAACGCAATTATTCGCGTTAATATTCCCTCCGGTTCGTAATTTAAGAGCGGCAAAGATTCAGGAATTAATGAAAAAAGGGTGCGAGTATTTGGGCTATACATTCAAATCAACACTATTTAATCAATACCCTAACTACACAATCCTTCCTGTTCCGCTTATTCCTAACCGTAAATCGTACTTTGATTTCTTACCTGAAGAACTTACACAACCATTCAACAAGGGTGTTCCATCAGCAAGTGATACTGTTAGTACATTAGGTTCGTTATTCACTACTTGTGAGCAGATGTTCAACGCAAAAACAATCGTGTATAATGGGCAAGTTAGATTTGAACGAAGGGATTACGGTCAGAATCAAGTTAACTTACAATTGCAACCAGCGTTAACTATTCAGCCTGATCGAGATGATCAATTTACTTACAACGTAGATGATATTTGGAAGCGTTACTATATACACTATTCGTTAGATCAAAGCGACTCGCATACGTTAGATGAGATATACGATTTCGCACAGGCTGAATATTCAACCGAGCCTACTAACGTAGTCAATTATGATCTTGTTTCAATCAAAGGATTGAACGAAGTTGATATTCCTTTTGCACTTGGTCAGCGTAAAGCGAAGTTAAATTGGCTTGAAAAGTTAGCCAAAACATTCTTTGAATTAGCGGATGAGGCAACAGCGTTATTCGGTGGCGGTACTAACTTTGCCGCAAAGATTGATGGTCGAGTTGGGGTGATGGTGATTAGTCAAAACGTGTTCACGGTAACAAAATTACTTTATACATCAGCCGGTAGGCAGCAACAGAATTTTATGAATTACGTTAGTGCTGGATCGCTTTGGAATAAATTTCACTACATCGAACAGATCGCATTAAACGACTATATCATCAAAACAGATGCAAGGGTTAGAATTAAAGCATCGGATTTCGTAACTTTGTTAGATAATAACTACGTTGAAATTGATGGAGTTAGTTGTGAGATTCTAAGGTTAGAATGGGTTGACGAAAAAACTCAAGCCGTAATAACCTACAAAGAGCCTAACAACTACGCTGATGGAAGGGTTTATACGTTAACGATTAACGACTAATGGAAAACACAAAAGAGATAGTTAAGCAAGTAAAAAAGAACCTTGACAAATTGCTCAAGCAAAATGATCAAATTCTAAGCAACTTGCCTGATGAACACAAAGCAAAAGTACTACCTATACAGTTAGATATTCAAGCCGTAATGAGAGCCGCGAAAAGTGGTGACATGAATAAAATAACAGAAATTTCAAAGAAATATGCCGATACAAATAACCAATAAAACGTACACTGATATATTCGGTAATTCACTTGGATTTTTTCAGGCAAACGCTGGTGATCAGGTTACGCTTAAATTGGAGGTTCAATCTTCAATAAGGTTATCCTCGCAGCAATCACCTTTTCAGTTGAATTTATCTGTTTATCCTTACGAGATTACTTCGCCATCGGCAAGTTGGGTTGAGGAAGGTTTCAGGATTAATGACAATATTACAATAAGCATTTGGGATCCATATTCATCTATTCCTTTAAATAGTTACGCGGCAACAATTGATTACATTGACGATAACGTAATTGGCGTTAACACTTTGTTGGGATGGTACAATGTTACGGATCAGCAATATGCAACTATACACGTAACCGGTAGAGATCGCGATACGTTAGATGTGTTACTTAATCAGGTGTTAAACAGCACTGCGGGAACTGAATTTTCTTTAATAGATGGTGAGGTTACACGCTTTAAGTTTACCGGCATAAATACAACAACCGTAGGCACTACATTAACGGGTGCGCAAACGGGGTTGCAATCAGGACAATTTGAAGCAACGGCAACACTTGAAAGGTTAGCTAATCCAAACGCTTATGAACGCGCGTATGAGTTAGTAATTGATTTTATACAATCTGGTGTTTATTCGTCTACATGGTTTGAAACGTCTAATTGTTTGAAATCATTTATTAAATTAGAATGGGCATCCCTTGCAAATGAGCCGTTTGGTAAAACAATAAAGGTATTCAACGATGCTGCGGATACTGGTTGGTTCGATCAGGCTTATAACACGCAAGTAATCAACGCAACACTTGTTCAGGGAATTGACTATTTAGATTACCAATTTCCAACGACAGGCGAGTTTGTGATTGATTCGGCATCCAATGATTACGCTTTTGGATCGGCTTACATTTCCATTGATACGGCTTACTATAAGAACCGACCATTCAATCAAAGCCAAATCACAATGGCTATACCATCAACTGAGTTTACAGTAGGTGTTCCAATTGCATCTGAGTTAAACGAATTTGGTGCTGGTTACACGTTGCAAATAAACAGCGTTGCAACAGTTGGAACGGTTCGAACGGTTAACTATACATTTACTCCGAATGCGGCTTTTAATACGTTCTTTGATGGCTTAGAATTAGGCAACAGAAACTTTTATGTATGGGCAAAATGGGGAACGGTAAACCTACTTTTATTCAGTGGTGAACTTGAAACAACACCGCCAATTGGTGGACTATTAACGCCTGTACGTGTAGATTTCTTTGATCATTCAGAGCAATTAACTGAAGCGGTTAACAATGACGTTAACAATAGCGGAAATATTGAGGATGATTTTGGATTTAGTGGGATTTTTAGATTAGATGAAGGTGTTCAATACGAAAGCATGACAGCGCGTATAGAGGCACACAATACAGTTACAGAGGAATCATTTACGTTGAATCAAGTGTTCTTTGATTTTACAAGTGTTCCCTTTAATGGAACTCAACACTTACTTAACCTAACTATTCCTGTACAAAGCCAATTACCAACGACATCGGTTAAACGTGATGCGTCTTTGTTTCTATTGCCTTCCGCAGATATAACGGGTGAGTATGGAATTAATTTGTATTTTCCATTCTTATATCGTTGGGAATATTGGTTACCGCAAAATAATGCCGATGCTGATTTTTACCCTAACGACCAAACAAAGAACTGGTATCCATACGGTAACACAGGCGATTGGACAGTTCGACTATACGTTCAGTTAATCAAAGATGGATTAGCCTACATTTACGACAATGCCGTAACTATAAATAACTATGATTCTGATCCTGAAATAGATCAAGAAATCGAACTTTACCGCGTATCAACAGGGCAAAATGTTCAGGTAGTAATTGATGGTGAACAACATCGAGTTGTGGCAACGCACACGCTTACAGATGGAAGTGGATGGAATCCATTGGAAACATGGGGAATGATAACGGTTGAGCCTACAGAATCATCACCGCGTTACATAGTGTCTACGGTTGTACCTTACGATTACAATCCAAGCAATCCACTAAGTCCAATTTCAGGGTTATTAGTTAACATAACTTACCCGGCGCCAGAGGTTGCTGTAATGGAATGTTATTTTGATCCGACAATTATGGACTTGAGTAACGGTGTAAAATTCACAACAAAGATCAAAGGATGCGCAAGTGAGGAATTCTTAACACAAAAAATAACCACTGACAACGTAGTAAAAGAAACAACCTACGGTGAAACAAAACAAATATCTTAATTATGGGAATCAAAATACACAATTATCCAACAGAAAGCACAACGTTTAACAGTGAAGATTATTACGATATAGATGCGTATATTTCGCCGGGTGTTTATGAAAGCAAGAAACAAAAAGGTAACGTATTCTTAAATCAGTTTTCACGCGGTTTATTTGCGCAAACAGGCAATTCAACACCGGTTACTGCAACAACAACAGCGGCAACAATAATCGATGGTGGCGTTGGTACGTTAACTGTACCGGCTGGAGCATTTAAAGTAGGTGATTCTTTTCGCGTTGACATGGGTGGATTGATCACAGCAAAGAACAACGATACATTAACTATTACATTGCGAAGTGGTGCGGTTATTTTAGCCACATCACCGGCAATGGTTATGCCTACAATTTCAACGCCACAAGTGTGGCACATGGCTGTAAACTTTACTGTTCGCGCAATTGGTGCGGCGGGTACGGCTGAGCTTGTTACACTTGCACAATTTCACATTTTAAAAGTTGCATCCGGAACGCAAGAAGGATTCGCTTGGAATCAAGTAAACAACACAACATTCAGTACAACAACATCCAACACGTTAGATATACAGGCGCAATGGAGTTCAAACAGTGCATTGAATTCTATTTATTCGGATATTTGCGTATTAAATAAGATATACTAATATGTGTGATTGCATAAATATTACGTTCCAATTAGCTGGTTCAGATGTTACACAAACCATTCAAGCCAACGCAAACGGTACATTTGGAGGTTTCAACACGTATGAATTCACCTTTGATGGAGTTACATATTCCATTTGGAATGATGGCTCTTGGGAGGTTTCAACAGATGGTGTTGAAGGAACTGAATTAGTTACCTTTTGGGAATCATCTGATGAATGTCCAACCGCATCAATGCCTGATTGGGTTGATCAGGGTTACTTTGATACGTTTATAACTGCGCCATGTAGTTATTGTACTTGTGTTAGAGTTGAGTGGACAGATGAAGATGGAACGCAGTATTTTAGTGCAAATATAGCCGGTATATTGAACGGATTTTACTACTATTCATTTGTCTACCTTACAAATAGTTATTTCATTTCATACAGTGAAGAGGATTCATGTTGGTATCTGACACAAGATAGCATTGAAGGTGAGAAATTTGCGCGTTTAATACTTGACAGTCCTTGTCCATTATCGGCGGCTTGGGAATCTATTTTTATAGGCGTTACAATAGTTACTCGACAATGTGTATGTTCACACCGTGAGGATCGTATTTTTCGGCAGTATGAAGTGGTTAAATTACCTGATACATTTGTTGAACAAAACAGAGGTTTAAAAGATTGCTGTTGTTCGTACTATGTGCTTGGATCACCCGATCAGGAAACTTGGAAAAAAGACCAAACAAGCGCATGGATTAAACTTTCAGATCTTGGTGATTCTTACGAATTCGAACTATTAAAAAATGGATTACCAACCACATACATTTGTCCTAACTATTCGTTCATAAATGAGCCAAATGCGTTCTATACAACCGTTGAATGGTCAGATGTTCTTGCATCTGATGGTGTTGGATGCTATACATTGAGAGTTCGTTTCATTATTTCAGGCGTTGAGGGCGAGTTTATATGGGGTAAATATGATCTAAAGCCTTACACTATTCAAAACGCTCTTAAAACGGCTCGTATTAAGGCTATATTTAACGGTTACCATGAGGTCGATCAAATAGATTTCACCGCATCAAATGTTGAAAGTACACATCGATTCTTTGGTTACATCGGAAATCGACAGCCGAACACTGAAATAGACAATATAATTTACGACAATCGCGAAATGAAGCGCGTAATACGTGAGAATCTAAACGATTACGAGATTATTACAGAGCCATCTGATGAGTGTATCATTAGACCAATGGTTGAATTGTACCTTTTGAGTGAAAATCAGTTGTTCATTTCGGATTACAACGCGCATAATCACAGTTACAGATACCTTGACTTGCCAGTGATCGTATCAGAAAGCGCACAAATCGAGTATAAAGATCTTTCACGCAAGGCAACACTAACGTGTAAGGTAAGCGACAAGTTTAAATCAAACAGAACGTATTACAATGGATAAGATTTACCTAAAAGACAACTACATAGTCACTGAACTTGGTGGAATAACTACTGTATTCGGCAAGAATTACACGGTGTATAGCGAAAACACAACTACGTTTTTTCTGAATAGTTCTTTTCCAATTAATAACGCGCGATCTGTAACGATTGATTTTAGTAGATCGTCAAGTATTTACAACGAAGCCGGTACAGTTGCATATACAACCGCAACGCTTAGATCTTTTTTTCTGACAAACACGGGTTTTAAGTCACCCTCGGGAGGTAGCGGGGGTGTTTGGGGAGGTATAACAGGCACGTTATCATCACAAACAGATTTACAAAGCGCATTAGATGCAAAACAAAACACGCTCACTTTAACAACAACGGGAACAAGTGGAGCAGCTACTTTGGTAGGTGATACTTTGAATATTCCGCAGTATTCAGGTGGTTCAGTAACTCCTCCTCAAGTAGATTTATTTACATCGAGTGGTGTATGGACTAAACCTACAGGTGCAGTTTATCACGAAATTTATGTAGTCTCAGGCGCAGGTGGCGGAGGTTCAGGTCGTAGAGGAGCTGCTTCAACTTTCAGAGGTGGAGGTGGTGGTGCTGCATCGGGAACGTTAGCAGCAGTTAAAATAAATAGCTTTGCACTTTCTTCTACTGAAAATGTTTGGATTGGTGCAGGTGGCGCAGGTGGTGCTGCGATAACAGTAAATGATACTAATGGAAACAATGGTGTGGCAGGAAATCCAACTTATTTCGGAGGCATTGGAACAAGTGCTACATCTAAAATATCAACAGCAGGTGGTTCAGCAGGTACAGGTGGTGCAACTGCAAATGGTGGTACTGCTAATATAACTTCTACTTTATTTGGGGTGGCATTAACTGCAAATACTCTTACGGCAGGAACAGTAGCATCAACCACAGCTCCAACAACATCAAATTTTTTATTTAGGTGGTTATGTGCTGGTGCAGGTGGCGGAGGAATTGCATCAAATAACACAACATCAGGTGGTGCAGGTATGCGTATAGTAGGTGGCGATTTTGCTCAAATTATATATAACCAACCTTCTACTTCGGGAACAGGAAACAATGGCGCAAATGGTACATTTTACACTAACACGGTATTTAGTCCATTTTGTGCGTTAGGTGGTTCAGGTGGTTCAGCAGGAGATACCGCAGGAACTGTTGCAGCAGGAAGAGGCGGCAATGGTGCTATTGGTGCAGGTGGCGCAGGAGGAGGTGCTTCTACCAATGGAGCAAACTCAGGCGCAGGTGGTAATGGTGGAAATGGATTTGTAATGATTCTAACTTATTTCCAATGATAAAAAGATACGCAATAATTGAAAATGGTATAGTAGCAAGTATTGTTGTTGCTGAAAATAACCCATCAACTATGACTGACTTGCTCTGCATTGAGGTAGATGAGACAATTCAAATAGGCTACTTATACGATAGCAATACTTTTATTGAAAATATAGAAACGGAGTGATGCAAAATAAAAACACAATAACAAAATTGCACCTAAAATATTCATCAAAATAGTAGTAACTTTATATAAACAAAAAAAATGGCAAAAATTTACGCTTCAGGAAACTACGTGATAGTAGAAGATGGTGATAATCTTTACGAATACGCAAAAGGACATACGCTTTACTTATTAGTTGATGACATCTTTTATATAAAAGAAATCACACAAGGTCAATACAAAGTAAGTGTTGCTGACTTAGATGCTGGTGATATAACGGCAGAAGATTCAGGAGATGTTTACACTGTAGCGACTTTCACTACGTTTTTACGCGAAAATACGGGTTTTAAGACAGCGCCGGGAGGTAGCGGCGCGGAGTGGGGTTCAATCACAGGAACTTTATCTACTCAATCCGACTTACAAAGCGCATTGGATTCAAAACAAGACGATTTAGTTAGTGGTACAAACATCAAAACAATCAACGGTAATTCTTTACTTGGAGGTGGTGATTTAATAATTGGCGGAAGTACAGCAAATCCAAGTGTAATTGCGGCAAGTTATGCAGACGGAACTACTGTAACGGGTACAACTACAAACACAATTTCTCAGTCATTGTTAATTCCAGCCAATACATTTGGAAGCAATGGTATGCTTGAAGTATTATGTAGAGCAAATAGAACTTCCGGAAATTTAACATATAGAATTTATAAAAACACAACAAATTCTTTAACCGGTGCAACACAAATTGCAACTCTTAATGTAAGTACATCAGCTTTTATACAAGCTATAAGAACTTTTAGGGTTAATACAAACGTGCTATCATATCTCAATGTTGGTGCAAATATTACAACTGATTATGGTACAAATCCAAATTTACCAAGTACTACCTCTTTTGTGACATCAGTTGACCAATATATAATTTTTGCAATACAACCTGCAACAATAACAGATAGTGCGTTTTTTGATATGGCAAGAGCAGTAAAATACATTTAATTTTAGGTTAAAATGAATATAGTCACAATACAAAACGGATTTATTTTCAATGAAACTCAATACACATTTGAGGGGGAAATTGAAATAATTAGCGAAAGTCAATGTCATGTATCAACAAATGAAGGTGTCATTTTACTTGACCTTTCATGTTTAATTAATGAAGTAGAATACACTGATATTAATTTATATGTACAAGCACTTAAAGGAGAGTAACCGATGACAGCAATTACCTTTCTTGACCTAATTAAAAAAAACGGAGTTAGCGGATTACTGGCAATAGGACTTTTCTACACTAACGAAAGGTTGAATAAGGTAGAACAAGAGTTATATAGATGCTACGATAAAATGAGCGCATATAACGAGGTTGGTAAGCGTTATCCTAAAGGAATTGATTACTACGCTGTAATACCAAAAGAAACGTCTTTAAAAAGCAAAAAACACGCCTAATATATGTACAGCCGCGAACAGATAGAAAGAGCAGTAAAAGCCAAAGGATATGTTTGGTTTGAAGATAGATCAAACAAAGGCTATGATGTGAACATTGTAGGTGTTCGTAACAATGCGCCAACGGTTGCCGATAAAGTAACCAATGTTTTTGACGATCATATTACAATATCATTTAAGATCAACGGCGAATGGCAGTTTTTCTGTTGGAAAGCAACTGTTGATCCCGGTAAAAAAGGCGTTCAGCAATTCGGAAATAAGAAAGGTGTTGCAAGGCTTGTTCCAAATCAATATAGAGGCGCATACGCAATTGATTTGCATGGTGGTAAATACACTGCATTATGCCAACGGTTACAACCTGTAACGGTTTACCGTGATGCCGATAAGAACCTTGCGTTTGATGAATCTAAGTTAGACACGGGAATGTTTGGAATCAACATCCATAAAGCTGGGCGCGATTCGACATGGGTGGAAAATTGGTCAGAGGGTTGTTCTGTATTCAAGCGATCAATAGACTTTGATGCGTTTATGAAAATAGTACAACAAGCGCGTAAGATTTGGGGTAACAAATTTACCTATACACTAATCGAATCAACAGATATAAATGCCAACTAATTCATTAAAAGGTAAGCTGGTAAGGGAATATTTACTCGCTTATCCAACAACGCCAACACAAACAATCGCAAAGATGTTGGTCAATGATAATCCTAATTTGTACAATTCAGTTGAAGATGCGCGTAGTACAGTTAGGTATTACCGAAATGAAAAAAATAACGCATCAAAAAAACCAATCAGCATGAGAACAGAAGACGAAAAAAGACAATCACATGGGTGGAATAAACTACCTGACTCCGACTATGTAAAAGTTGAAGATTATGTTATCCCAAAGGGAAACAATCGCGTTTTGATCCTAAGCGATATACATTTCCCTTATCAAGATAATGAGGCTTTAAGCATTGCGCTGAATTACGGGCGCGAGAATAACTGTAATGCAATCATCCTAAACGGTGATGCAATGGATATGTATCAAGCATCACGCTTTGTAAAAGATCCGCGTTTACGAGATCTTGCCGGTGAGATCGAAATAGTGCGCGAATTCTTAGAGTTGCTTTATACGGAATTTGATTGTCCTATATACTATAAGATCGGTAACCATGAGGATCGTTGGGAGACCTACCTTAAAACACAAGCACCGGCATTAATAGGTATTGAAGAATTTGAACTCCAACACATCCTTAGATTTGGGCAATACGGCGTTAACTTAATCAAGTCTAAACAAATGATTCGATTAGGCAAATTAAGGTTGTTACACGGGCATGAATTTGGCATGAGTGTATTTTCACCAGTAAACGCCGCGCGAGGATTGTACACACGCGCAAAGGCAAGTAGTGCAATAGGACATCATCACGTAACATCTGAGCATTCAGAAAAAGATCTCGATGGCGAAGTGGTCACAACATGGTCGATTGGCTGTTTATGCGGCTTACAACCAGATTATCTTCCTTTTAACCGGTGGAATCATGGCTTTGGATTTGCTGTAATTGATGATAACGGCGGATATGAATTCAGGAACTTGCGAATAATCGATGGCAAAGTGAGGTAATTTGCTTAACTTTAATAGTCTGATTCGTGTTTTTCTTCGCAATGCCATCTCTTTTTAGGGGTGGCTTTGTTTTTTTTTCACATTTTTTTCTCAATGTTTTCGCGGGTTTCAGCGATTTATCAAAAAATAATTCACATTTATTGTTGGTTATATCGAATTGTTATATATATTTGTAAGGTCAATAAGGCACAAAACAAGAAAAACATAAACTATGAAAGCAACAATTAAAGAACAACTTGACAATGCAAATGAAGGACTTAGTAATGCTTATTACTATTTATCTGAAGCAATCAAAAATAATGATACAATGGAAGAAGATTACTGGTTTAAATCAGTATGGAGATTTGCAGAATTGATTGACAAATTAGAAAGTAAGAAAAATAAATAAAAACAAACGAGGGGTGCGGCTCGGTTAACGCACAATCAAAAACATAAACTATGAACACATTTGGATTTTTAATCACATCACTAATTTTCTTTATCGCAAAGCCGATGAATTGTTACAGCTACATTGCTAACTATATAGTTGCGTATAGCTTTATGATAATGGCAGTGTTATCATTCTTGAATTACGTTGAATCTAAAATGAACCAAAGATGAATATTTACGACATTGAATTGCGCCCATGTGGGCATGGAGTTTACCGTGTTAAGGTAACAATGGAAAACGGTTACAAGGTTACGCTTATAGTTACCGATATGACCTTAATTGACGAGTATAAAGATGGCAACAAAGAGCCTTTAATTAACCACATAAACAACAAGTTATGAAGCTAACTAACAAAACGTACAGGATCGTTTACTTAGACAACGAAGGTGAACTATTCACCGTGCGCAATAAGAACAACGGCAACGAATTCGATATTTACTTTTCAGCATTGGAATTTGACGCATGGCTTGAAACAGAGGGTTACGAGGAAGATGAAAGCGAACAAGGTTACATTCAGATCACCAAGTTAGGAATGTATCGAATGGTCGAAAACAAGGAAACGTACGTGGAAAAACCGTACAAAGTAAGCGCGGATAATGACTTCGTTTTGGAGTTATCGCGATACATTGCCGAAAGTTACAATTGGAATCAACACGCTCAAGCTGAACATGACTATTTAATTAACTTACAAAACGCTAAATGTTAATTGATATGATACTTAAAAGAACATTGACAAGAAAAAGCATTTTAGGCTTTGGATATTCAGAGAATAGGGATTTATCTGTTCAGATGTTGCTGGATTTAAACAGGCATTACATATTGATTAGTGCATATTTTAACTTAGATAAAATCAATTTTACAGATGATATTTTGGATGAGTTAGGAATAAGTGAGGAATGGCGAATTGATAAGCCGGGCAAGAATGTAGAAAAAGGCAAGGAATTTAACCATTACAGAATGGATAAAATGACTGATGAAGATAGGATCAAATACATGGCATTCGCTAAAAAAGAAAGCCAATGTCGAAAGTCAAGGCTAAGATCATCACAAACGACATACAGAGCGGATAATTTAAGAGCAAGAAATCACGGTAATTTGTACAAATAAAATAAATAAGACAATGGAAAATCAAGAATTTATCAAAGATCTGTTATACATGACACCTGACGAAACCGTTAGAGGCGTTTTAAAGCGATTTAACGCACGATCTTTGGCTGGAATAGAGAAATACTCCACAACGTTGGATAGAAACGATCTAACACGCTTAGAATGGCTTCAGCATTTACAGGATGAATTGATGGATGCGGTACTTTATATTGAAAAACTAAAACGAATAGGATTATGATTGAGGATTTAACAAGAAAACATAAGCACGTTACATTACCAATTACTAAGGTCATGGAATGGTGGCGAAAAGGGCATACGTCAGAGGGTGCAAAGGGTGGATCATTTAATCTTGATCTTTATTTAAATTATTGTGTAGCGCGTGAAAATTATGAAAATAGGAAAAAAGTACAATAGACCAAAGCTAATGGACAGCAACGTCAGAAAAGTAAGGAATGCAGTACGTGTAATCGAAATGTACGGGTTAGCCGGTAAAAGTAGAGTTAGAATAACTGTATATCGCCGTTTCTACATGATGGCTAAACTTCGGCAAATAGGATGCACATTTGAAATGATTGGCGAACTATTCAATAAAGATCATTCAGCGGTTGTATATGCGGTTAAAAACCACGATTACTTTGTTAAGGTGAACGACTTGCCTTACAAGTTAGCGGTTGAGCCAGTAAAGACTACGTTTAAGATCATGAATCAAGAGGTACAGTTGAATATATACAGCGATGTGTTAAGTTGCTTAGACTTCAACGATTTGCTTTTGATCAAAGAAAAAATACATAACGGAATGTACAATTAAATTAGTATATTTGTAGACGGTTCCATCTCACACCATAGAACCTAAAGAAGTTATTTAAACTCTATAATGAAACTGAGGTGAGATGCAGTGGATTTATAGAGTTTTTTTTTAATCTAAAAATCAAAGGTATGAATGAAGGCTTTATTTTTGTTTACAAGGGTGTAACATTTGAAGTTGTTAAAAATGGCAAAAACGCTATAATGCTAAATGCGAAAAGCGATTTTTATGACTGTGAAAGTATTGAGGTTTGGTACAAGAGAATGACTAATGATCGATATATTAACGGATCATTTGTGAAAGGAGGTATAAAAAGACCAAGTAACAACGATTATCCATACACTGCACATCAATTTATGCGAAAGCATTTTAAAACGGATGAGGAATTTAAAGAAGTTGTTTTTAAACGGTTTAATGAATACGAGCAATTGTTAAGACCTAAATCTATTAAATGATGAGAAAGGCATTTAACTTTTACCGTAGTTATTACGATGTTGCTTTGTTGCTTCCTGAATTAGAACGCGCTGAATTTATCATGTGCATATGCCATGCTCAATTTACTGGTGAATTAATAGAGCCAAAACTACCTATTGCAAAACTCGCCTACATTGGTCAATTACATTCAATTAAAAAGCAATTGGAAGGTTATAACTATGGTTTAAAAACACCAAAGAAAACTAAACCCTTAAAGGAACCCTTAGAGGGTGCCTATGAGAGTCCCTTAAAGGAACCCTTACCACAAGAACAAGTACAAGTACAAGAGAAAGAGAAAGAAGAATATAATATAGATAGCCGCAAAAAAGATTTTGCTGCATTACTTCAACCTTACATTGAGACGTATGGTCGCGAAATGTTGAACGAATTTTATTTCTACTGGACTGAACCTAACCAACGTAAAACCAAAATGAAATACGAAATGGAAAAGACTTGGTCAATTGAACGAAGACTAAACACATGGTCAAAACAAAGTGTTAAATTCGGAACGGCAGTAAGTAAAGCGGAGAAACCTAAATTTGATCCTTATGGATAACGGATACGAAATAACCAAAGCAAGTGATGTAATTACAAAACTATCTCACTACCGTAACAACTACCATGAAAAAGGAATGTACTTGGGATGGGATAAGTTACACGATCACTATTCGATGCAATTAGGCAATGTTACTGATTGGACTGGTTACCCTATGAGCGGTAAAACTCAGGTGCTAATGGAGTTACTAATGAACACTTCGATGTGGTATGGATGGAGGCACTTGGTTTACTTTCCGGATGTAGGTAGTAATGTTGAAATTATTGCCGACCTTATCCATAAAAAAACGGGCAAGAGTTTTAATCCATCTGTAAGCAATGCGATTAGTGATGATGATATTCGCAAAGAGGTCGATTGGATTACACACCATTTTTTGGTTCTTACACGAAAAGATGTAAAAGCGAAAATGACACCAATGGAGTTTTGGGATATGGCAGTTAGGATCAAAAACACGGAAGGATTACACACGGCATCAATTGACAGTTGGAAAGACCTTAGTCATCCATACGATAAATTTGGAGGTTATGCGCAATATCTTGAATTCGTTTTACCTTACAGAAACCAAATCGCAGAGGATAATGATTTACATTTGCACACAATCATTCACCCAAAGCTAACGGAAAAGGAAAACGGTAAACGAAAGCCTCCGGTACCATATGATTTGAAAGGAGGCTCTGAATGGTTTAACTCGGGCAAGTGCATGATTACGGTACACCGTGAGGATTTGGATAGCGGTATTGCAGAAATTTACTTCAACAAGATTAAACCAAGAGCCATTGGTAAGATCGGTAAGATTGATTTACGCTTTGATATAAACCGATTTCGTTACTTTGACATCGAGGTTGAGGATACAATGTTTTTACAGAACCATCACAAGATATTTGCAACACCAAAAAATGCGAAAAAGAATATTGAAAAAATGGTTTACTTTAACGAACCACAAACAACTCTAAACCACATAGTAAAAGATTGCCCATTTTAAAAACGAGAATTATGAACGCAAAAGAAAAAGCAAAAGAATTAGTTGACAAGTATTTAAACGCTTCTTTTAACTGTAAAGATTGCGATATGCCTTATTGTGATATAAGATGTACGCAATTAATGAAAAGCGAAGCAAAGATATGCTCTTTAATTGCAGTTGATGAGATACTTGACACAGGCGCATTAGGTAGTTTATTAGAAGAATACTATTTGAAAGTTAAAAACGAAATACAAGAGTTATGATCGAAGAATTAGAACACTTACTCGCGCAGACATCAACCAGCGCAATTATCGGAAGCCTTAAAAACGAATTAGATAGGCTTAAAACAGTTGATGAAGAAAAAGCAAAGCCATTCATTGATGGAAGTAGTAAACACTTGGAAAGCATGAAACACGTATTATTACATTTGATGATATGCGAAAAAGAAATACGCAACCTTATCAGCCAAAACTACAACCTACATAAAAGCGTTTTGGAGTTGACAAATGAGTTAACAAAGGTTAAGACTGAAAATGCTCACTTAATGCAAGGGTTGTAATGCGCTGTAAAAACTGCAAAGAGAAATTTGAGCCTATACGCTTTCTCCAAAAGTATTGCTTTAATCCTGAATGCGTGAAAATATGGGTTGAAAAAGAAAAGGAAAAGCAATGGAAGGCTAAAAAGACGCGGTTAAAAAAGGAACTGATGTCTTTACAAGACTATTTGAAGATTGCGCAACAAGTATTTAACAAGTACATCCGCGAACGTGACAAAGGAATGAGCTGTATATCATGCGGAAATGAGCCTAAAAAAGCAAACGCTGGACATTATTTTTCACAAGGTGGGCATTCAAACGTTAGGTTTCACGAAGACAACGTACATCTTCAATGTGAACATTGCAATAGTTTTTTGAGCGGTAATTTATTGAACTACCAAATAGGAATCGAAAAGCGTATAGGCGGTGAACGGTTACTTGCATTACATGAAATAGCGCATGAAACAAAGAAATGGACTATTGACGAACTAACTGATCTGATCGCAACCTACAAAGCCAAGATAAAAAACCTATAATTTTTTTACTAAAATGTATAACGTATTAAAAAAGCTGTATATTTGAAGCATAATTTTAAACATAAACACAATGAGAAAACCAAGAAAAGGAGTAATCGAGAATTACTACAAAGCACTAAATGTGATTCAAAAGGACTTTAAACGACCAAGTCAGAAAACGGTTTCTGATGTTTTAAGAAGTCACAACTTAAGCACTTGCCATGTAGGCATAATGAAAGATTTCGGTATTATTGAAAAAACAACCAAAGGAACACAATGGATTGGGTTAGAGCCATCATTTGAAATGGCAATGGCTATACGCAACCGTTATGTTGAAAAGATAGCTGAAAGAAAGATCACAAAAACTAAACAACCAACATTTGAATGGGCAAAGCCTGAAACAACGGTTAAGATTGAGCCTAATTACGAATACAAGCCACAACCCGATTCAAGCCTTGTAAGCGAGTTTATCGATCACCATGAACAATCATTATTACCGCCGCCAGTAAAGCGCGTTAAAACGGCTAAAATCGATGTAAAAACGCGTATGTTTCAGTTGCGCATCTTTGGACTTAATTTATTTACAGTAAAATACTAATATTATGACACGAAAAAAACAAGAATTAGACACATTCGAACAGGCTTTGGATCAAGTACAGGCAAAAAATAACATCTATTTTAAGTTATGGAAGGCTAAACAAGAGATCGGTAAGGTAGTTAAAGGTAACGATAACCCGTTTTTCAAATCAAAATACGCTGATTTAAACAGCATTTTGGAAGCGGTTGAGCCATCACTACACAAATATGAATTGATTGTATTACAGCCATGTATTGACAACATTGTTGAAACGCAAATAATAGACTGCGAGACTGGTAATATGGTTACTTCATCTTTGATCCTTCCGGAAATAAGCGATCCACAGAAAAAAATTGCTTCTGTATCTTACTTCCGTAGAGCAACTTTGCAATCACTTTTGAGCCTTCAGGCGATTGATGACGATGGCAATGAAGCGCGTAAGGGTGCAGTTGAAAACAAGCCAAACATTACTCCTGAGCGATTTCAAAAGGCACTATCAGCTATTGCAAAAGGTGAGGCATCAATCAATGACCTAAAAAACAATTTCACGCTTACTGCTGAACAACAGCATGATCTTAATATGATTGATGTATGAATCCAAAAGTAGTATTGTTTGATGCTGATTCGCTTATCTATCAAGCGATGTATAGAGTGGTAACATTCGGTGAATTACGCGAAATGATCCGTAAAGGTGATACACGCTTTTCAATTGAGTTGGAAATCCTCCAGCGCGGTTATGATCGCTTTGAAAAGATCGCCTTTGATATACTAAATGAGATTGAAGGCGAATACCAAACATCAGTGGTTAAGTACTTTTTTACCAAGTGTAAGCGTAACTTTCGGAAGGATGTTGATCCAACGTACAAAGCCAACCGTAAATCTAACCGATGGGTAAATGAATTGCGATCTTATCTATTGGATTATTTGGATGGTTCTTTTGCATCTGATGAATACGAGGCTGATGATCTGATTTATTTCAACACGCAATTGATGAACCAATACGATTACATTATATGCTCAATCGATAAAGACCTTAAACAGATACCCGGCATCCATTACGATTATTACCAAATAAAGGTAAAGGATGAAAACGGCGAGTATATGGTGGATCAATTCGGGCAATTCGTAAAGGTTCGTAAAGGATTTAGATATGTAACAGAATCAGAGGCTGAAATGATGCAGTTTACAATGATGCTAACGGGAGATGTAAGCGATAATGTAAAAGGCGTACATGGTATAGGTCAAAAGAAAGCAGAAAAGCTGTTACAGGACAAAAATACGTTTGGTAAAATACGCGCTGTATGTGAGGCTTACAAGAACGAGTCTGACAATTGGAAAGAGCGCATAAGAAACAACAAGAAATTAATGATTTTCCACTAAAACACGAACTATGGAACAAGTAAAACAGACAGCAGTAGAATTTGCATTTGAAGAATTAAATAAATGGAGAATAGAAAATTTTGGTGAAGGTGCTTTAATTGGAATACCTCAAGAAGTCTTAGATAAAGCCAAACAAATGGAGAAAGAGCAGATAATGGATGCTTTTAATGATGGCATAAATGACGAATGCATAGGTGGAAATAAATTACCAGAACAATACTACAACGAAACCTTTAAATCAGAATAGAATGGGAATGGCAAAAAGATATTTTGACTCCGAAACTTACAATAAGTTAGGACAACCAAACTTAGGAGCAAAAATGTATTTCATAAGAAACAGTAAAAAAGTATGGGGGGAAGTCGTTTCAGTACATTTTACAGGAGAAAAATCAAAACACAAAGGAAAAATAGAATTAGGAATTTCACCTTTTAAATCAGAATAGAATGACACCGAAAGAAAAAGCAGAAGATATTTTTAATAAATATTGGCTAGTTGATTCTGATGAAGATTCAGCACCTTATACAGATAAAAGCATGGCAAAAAAATGCGCTTTAATTGCAGTTGATGAAATAATTAACACAGGCGCATTAGGTAGTTTATTAGAAGAGTACTATCAAAAAGTAAAACAAGAAATTATTAACCTTTAAATCAGAATAGAATGGAAAAACAGTTAACAGCAATCGATTGGTTACTTGAAAATTTAATTACAGAACCATTTTCAGAAGCTGATTTTGAACACAATAGTAATTGTTGGGATAAAGCCAAAGAAATGGAGAAGCAGCAGATAATGGAAACTTATTATCAAGCATTATGTGATAGGTTTAAACATAACTTAATTCCTATTGAATATACTCGAAAAGAAGAAGTAGAAAGGTTTGGGATACCATATTACAACGAAACCTTTAAATCAGAATAGAATGTAAAGAAATAACTTAACAAATTATGGCAAAAGTAACAATAGAGTTTGACAGCATTGAAGATAAAGAAGAAATGGAGATGTGCCTAAACGGAATGAAGTGGTATTTATTAGCTTGGGAATTAGACCAGTATTTACGCAATAGATTAAAACACGAAAACTTATCTGAAGATGCCTACAAGGCACTAGATGAGACAAGGGATAAACTGCATGAGTTGAGAAGTGAAAATGGATTAACCTTTGATTAACTAAGTAGGCAGCGAGTGTTGGGGTTCCAGCAGAGGTAATAAAGAACTACCTTTTGAGTTGCCTACTTTATACCCGACAAGGTACTCACGTATAAAAACAAGCATAATTTATACCTTTCAGGGTGTAGGGTTAAAATAAAGAGTTTATAACCTTAAAAATGAATATTTTTTTGTATATTTATACGGTTAAAACCTTACAATATGATATACTTAATTTCACATTCAAATCAATATTTAAAGATTGGTTATACAAAAGACATTAGAAAAAGGCTAAGTCAATTACAAGTATCAAATCCAATTAAGCTAGAAGTTCTACATCTTACAGATGGTGATATGGAATTAGAAAAAAAACTTCACGATATGTTTAGCGAGTATAATGCCCAAAGTGGTGAATGGTTTTATTATAATGATAAAATAATAAATTATTTTCAAGACAAAAAATGTTTGTTATGGTCAGAAGGACTTGTCCCATATGATAAAATAAATCTAATTGGTGAGATAAAATCAGAAAGATTAAAAAGAAATATGAGCCTTCAGCAATTAGGTGAATTATATGGTTGTTCTCCTCAATCAATGTACGAAATAGAAACAAGGGAAGTTCAGGGAACAATTACTCTTAAAATACTTTATAAAATGGCTAAAGTCTTCAACAAAAAGTTTGAATATAGATTTGTTGATGCAAAATAATTTAAGGTTAAACGCTTAAAAACCGATTTAGTAATCAAATAATAACAAAGTAAAATGGAACAATTAAAAGTAAGTGGGCAAGTGTTCAAAGTAAGCGAGAAGATCGTGAAATCAGAGAAATTCACATTTAGAAACCTATGGCTAACGCATGGCGATAAGTACCCTCAGACAATCGAAATACAATTCGTGAATGACAAATGCGCATTATTGGATAGCGTAACACCTGGAGATAAAGTAACTATCGGAATCAACTTAGATGGTCGCATATGGAACGGTCAAGATGGTCAAAAGGTATTCAACACTATCAAAGGGTGGTCGATTGAAATGGCTGGACAAGTAAAGCAAGAAAACACGCAACCATATCAAGAGCGCATGATGGAAAGCACATCGCAAAAGATCGAGCGATTAAGAAATTTAGAGCAATTAACGAAAGAAGGGGATGACCTTTTACCATTCTAAGCATGAAAGCAAATGATCTTATTAACATCAACAACAAAGTGCGCCAATTGATAAAAGCGCATTTACAAGCCAATAACATGACGTTAACGGCTTTTGCTAAGGCTACTAATATACATCAGGCTCAACTATGGGTGTATATGAATGAAAAGCAAAAAGGCTTACATACATCAACACTTGAAAAAATAGGTGATTATTTAGCGAAAAAAGTTTAAATTGCAATTATGATCATGCCGCCGAGCAAAATGGAGATTCGTAACTTACTCGCAGATTTCGCGAAAGATGATATGTACGTTGTTTTCACGCATGATTATGAGGATTACATTTTAACCGGTTTTAAGATTACAGGGGAAGGTTTACGCCTTCCTATGTTGTTAGATTACCTACGAACCAATAACATTCCAATACTATCTGTAAAGGCATCACCAGTGCCACATGAATGGTATGAAGATGAGTGGATTCTATGGTGGGATATTCTAATTATGAAATACGGTACGGAAAATTGAATTATATTTGTCAATAGTTTATGTTTAACGGTTAGGTTGGGGAGGCATTCGTATTCATTTCTCTATTCTATAAGCACCGCAGTTAGCCTCCCCTTTTTTAACCAAAAACACGCATAATTATGAAAGAAAAATTGAAAGTTGCATTTGGAATTACATTACTACCGTTATTTGCGGCAATGTACTACATGGATAAGATAATACTACTATTCTTGCCTCACTTACCACAAGAAAGCGTTCAAAAGTGGTTTGGATCGCAAAAAGAAATGGTTAGTAGTACGATAAGAGTTGTTGCCTTTTGGGGTGCAATTGGTATATACTATGTAATTACATGGATAATTGGAGTTCTTTAGCACATACGATAAGATTGAGCGCGTTTACTCAACGAATTACGATAAATGTATCATTGGCTATTGTCAAAACACGCTTATACCTATCTATTCGGCTAATAAACTAATCAAAGTACTAAGGAAAGAAGAACACTTGGAGCATTACGATGCAATAGATTTCATCACTAATCACATGAGGCATGATGACGCGATAATCTGCATTGACTATGAATAAAACAAGAACACGCATAATAGACCATTTACATAGGCAACAAAGACGTAAACAACGCGCAACGTGCCAATTAAAGAAATGGATGTACGAAAACACGGCATTCGAAAGATTAAACCCAGAGGAATGAAGACAGAAAAAGTAAAGATCAGCGAAATACACGCAAACAAGAACAACCCACGAATTATCAAAGACGATAAATTTCGAAAATTAGTCAAGTCAATACAAGACTTCCCAAAGATGCTTGAAATACGACCTATTGTAGTGGATGAAGATAACATCGTATTGGGCGGAAATATGCGTTTAAAAGCGTGTAAAGAAGCCGGATTAAAAGAGGTGTACATTGTAAAGGCGGACAACCTTACAGAAGAACAGAAACACGAATTTATAGTAAAGGATAACGTTGGATTCGGTGAGTGGGATTGGGATAGTTTGGCTAATGAATGGGATGTGGAAAAACTTGATGAATGGGGTTTAGATTTGCCAGTTGATTTAAGCGTTCAAGAAGAACTTGAAGCAGAAGAAGATGACTTTGACGTTCCTGAAGGTGGAATTGAAACAGATATTGTTTTAGGCGACCTTTACGAAATAGGAGAGCACCGTTTGCTTTGTGGAGATAGTACGGATAGCGACCAAGTGGCAAAGTTAATGAACGGACAAAAAGCTGATATGGTATTTACTGACCCCCCTTATGGTATGAAATTAAATGCTGATTATAGCGGTGCTAAAAGTAGTTTATCTTTCTTTGGAGAAAAGGGAGTTAAAGGTGGTAAGAAATATGACAATGTTATAGGAGACCACGATGATTTTACACCTGAATTAATCAATACAATATTTGCTTGTTTTAATGATTGCAAGGAGATATTTATATGGGGAGCAGATTATTTTGCAGAATTATTACCTAATAAAAATGATGGTAGCTGGATAGTATGGGATAAAAGAGCAAATGGTAATGATGATTTAGAAGCTGATAAAAGTTCAGATAAGATGTATGGAAGCACATTTGAATTGTGTTGGTCAAAAAATAAACATAAAAGGGATATAGCAAGAGTTAAATGGGCAGGTATATTTGGAACTGAAAAAGAATTTGACCATAAAAGACATCACCCAACACAAAAACCATCTTTATTACCACAATGGTTTTTTAATAAATGGGGTAAAGAAAATGATTTAATAGCAGATTTATTTTTAGGTAGCGGTTCAACAATGGTTGCATCACATCAACTTAAACGCAAGTGCTACGGAATGGAATTAGATCCAAAATATTGCCAAGTTATCATTGATCGAATGAAGAAACTTGATCCTAATTTGGTAATTAAACGCAATGGTGAAATAATTAGAGAATAATTAGAAAATGGCTAACGAAAAGAATTTAATACCAGCAACCAAAGGGGAGGTTAGAAACCCGAACGGTAGACCAAAGGGTGCGAAGAACCGTAGCACAATTGCGCGGCATTGGTTAGAAGTTAATCAGAACCTGAAGAATCCAATTACAGGCGAGAATGAAACAATGAGCCAAGAAGACTTGATGACGTTGGCATTGATCAAAAAAGCGCGTGAAGGTGATGTACACGCGTATAAAGCATTAATGGATAGTGGATACGGTGCGCCTGTTCAGCAAGTAGAGCAAAAACAAACGAATATCGACCTTTCCCACCTTTCCACAGACGATATTGTTAACCTACTCAAAGATGATGAGCAATGAGCATAAGGAAGCGGCTAAAGAATTACTTCGGCAAGAACTCGCAAGAAGGAGTTTCTTTCATTTTTGTAGGTACTATGATCGCGATTTTGTACACGCGCGACCTTTTGTTAAAGACATTTGCGAGGCTTTTCAGGAGGTTGAGGATAAGAAAATAAAGAGTCTATCCGCATCACTACCGCCAAGAGCGGGTAAGTCATACATCACATCACTATTTTGCGCGTGGACATTAGGCAAGAATCCTGACAAATCAGTCATGCGCAACGCGTGTACGGCTACACTATTCCTCAAATTCAGTTACGATGTAAGGGCAATATTGAAGGATGAACGCTTTAAACGCGTGTTCCCGGATGTAAGCCTATCAGATGATAAAGCCAATTTGCAAGGTTGGAATACAAATAAGAGCAAACAAGTCGGTTACTTTGGTGCTGGTGTTGGCGGTACGATAATCGGGTTCGGTGCAAGTAATGTGGCTATCACGGATGATCTTTATAGAGGCATTGAGGATGCTTTAAGCGACACGGTAAACGATCGGATCATTCAATGGAAAGAATCAACGCATGACTCACGCTTTGAAACAGGATGCGCACGTATTGATATAGGTACACGTTGGTCGGTCAATGATGTAATTGGTCGAGGCATAAACGAAACCATATACGATAAGAGCATAATCGTACCGGCGTTAGATGATCAAGGTAACTCATTCTGCGAGGCTGTAATGACAACTGATGAATACAAGCAAGTACAAAAGCGCACTGCTAAGGAAATATGGTTAGCCGAATACCAACAGCAACCAATAGATATTGAAGGTCGACTATTCAGTGATTACAAGCGTATCAATCAAAAGGAATTTGACGAGTTTATAGTCAATAACCAAGTTGAAGGTACACTGGCATATATCGATGTGAGCGATACGGGAATGGATTATACGGCTATGGCTATTGCTGCAATAGTCAAGAATCAAACGTACATCGTTGACTATGTATTCAACCGTGATAATACCGATCTGACTATACCGCAATGCGCAGCGTTACTAAACAAGTGGAACGTATCATATTGTAGGGTTGAATCCAATAACATGGGTGCTATGTTCGCGCGTAATTTACAGAACCTAACCAAAACAAAGATTCTCCAAGTAGCCAATACGACAAACAAGATCACACGTATCATAATGCAGTCAGCATTCATCAGCCAACGGATGCAATTTGTAGTAAAAGAGGAACAACAATGCCTTACATTTATTGAAAATATGCTCTCATTTAGCAAAGAAGGCAAGAACAAGCATGACGATGCACCCGATTGTTTGGCGGGGTTAAGTTTATTTTTACAATCTATGTTTAAAAATTTATCGTAACTTTGATTAAAATCTAATCATATGATCAGATGAATCTGAACTTCTGGGAGACTTTTTTCGGTATAGATCAAAACCGACAAGATAGGTACATCAACCAATGGAATAGAATATTCCCCGTAATGAATCAAATGTGGGGAGTTAAAAACGCCGTATGGATTGACACCAATAACGCGTGGCAACACTATTTAGATATTCCTGAATTACGTGCGGTGATCGACAAACGCGCATCAATGATGGCTGCTAATAAACCAGTGTTGTTAGATGCTGATGGTAACGTAGTAGAAAACCATTGGTTCGTTGATCTTGCTAAACAACCAAATCCAATTCAATCATGGTCGGATGTTGTATATTCATTTAGCGTTAATGATGCGCTCTATTCTAACGCATTTGGCTACTGTCCAAAGCGATCATTTGACATTCGTAACTTACTTGTTCCATTACCATCTAACCGCATACAGTTAGATACAAGCGGTAAAACGCTTAAACAAATGGATGAAGGCGGAATGATCAACCGTTACAAGTTTAGATATGATGACGATAAGCTGGAAATAATCGAGGTTGATGATATGATCTATATAACAACGGCTGATGGGATGAACATCCTTAAACCGATTTCACGTATAGATTCATTAAAATATCCGTTGTCAAACATCAAAGCATCGTATCATAAGCGTAATGTACTGCTCGAAAACATAGGCGCAATAGGTATCTTATCAGCGCAAAAAAGCGATATGGGAGGTGCTATTCCAATGACACCAGAAGAAAAGACAGCCATTCAAAAAGATTGGTACAACCGCTCTAAGGATGAGATAATGATCACTGAAAGTCAGGTTAATTGGACACCAATGTCTTACCCGACTAAGGACTTACTACTATTCGAGGAATTGAACGCTGATAAAATGGCAATCATTGACGCGTATGGAATGAACGTTAATTTATTCTCAAATGAGAAAGGATCGACATTCAGCAACGTAAAAGACAGCGTTCGGATGGTATATACCGATACAATCATCCCTGAAACTCAACAGATGTACGATACTATCGCGCATCAATTAGGCTTAAAAGATCAGGGTTATTCGATTAAAGCTGATTTCTCGCACTTGCCGGTATTACAGGATGATGAACAACAAAAAGCACAGGCAATGAACACACGCGCAGATGCTGTTAACAAGATCATTCAGGCTGGTGTTGACTTAACAGATGATGAAAAGAGATTATTATTGGAAATATGAAAGATTATAACATATACAGAACGAAAGCGGCATCTGATATAAAGGATGTTGATAGCGCAAATAGACAAGTCGCAGTGTATTTATCTAAGTTCGATAATATAGATTCGGACAATGACATGATTAAACGAGGCGCATTCGCTAAATCTATTCAAGAGCGCGGTGTTGACTCAACGTCTAACCGTAAAATCGCGTTCCTTAGACACCATGACTGGGAGCAACAGATCGGTAAATGGTTGAGCCTACAAGAAGATGATAAAGGATTGTTCGCAGTGGGTGAATTAGGTCGCTCATCTAAGGGCGAGGATGCTTGGTTGGACTATCAGGATGGTATTATACGTGAGCATTCGATCGGATTCCAATACATGGGTGATAAGATCAAATGGATGGATGATTCCTCAATGGAAAAAGGCGGTTATTGGATGGTTTCAGAGGTAAAACTGTACGAAGGATCGGCTGTAACGTTTGGTGCTAACGAATTAACTGAAGTTGTTGACGTAATTAAGTCTGAAAATCGTGTTGAATATGCTGATAAGATCGCAAAAGAGGTTGAGGCATTGATCAAAGGACTAACAAACGGTAAAGGAACAGATGAACGCCTCTACGAAATGGAAATGAAATTAAAGTTTTTGAACGCTAAGTTGCTTACACTTGCTAAACACGAACCGCTTGACTTAAAGCATTCGGTAGTTAGTGAGCCGGTAAAGGTAATCGAGGCGTTTGATTGGAATACAGTTATAAACAAGTTAAAGTAAAATAAAAGCAAATGGAAAATTTAACACCTGAGCAAGTAGTTGAAAAAATTAATGGACTACTTGACGAAAAAATGGGCGCAACCGCTACAAAAAGCGAGGTTGAAAGCCTAAAAACAGACTTGGAAGGCTTCAAATCTCTTGAAGTAAAGAGCCAAGAAATTGAAAAAGCAATCGCAAGAATGGAAGGTCGACTTGAGGCAATGGCTGAAAAAGCTGTTGAGCCACGTTTTGTACCTAAATCTGTTGCTGATGCAATCGTAAACGCTTATGTATCTAACATCGACAAGATCAAAGATACTGCTGAGAAAGGTGGAATGCTTTCTTTAGACGTTAAAAGCACTACAATCAACGCTGATTATGATGGTGTTGTTGCATTGTCTACATTGGAGCCGGGAGTTGACAACATCGCTCGACCAGTAATCAAAGTTCGTAACGTAGTTAATACGGGTACAACTTCATCTAAGTTCGTTGTTTACATTTCGCAAACAGCCAACACATCTGCATCATGGGTAACTGAAGGTGCAACTAAACCAACTTCAAATCCGGGTTATGAAGAGGTATCTGTTGAGGTTAAAAAAGTAGCATCAACTGTTAAGGTATCTAAAGAAATGTTGGCTGACCTTGCTTTCGTTCGTTCAGAAATCAACGCTGATTTAATGGCTGGACTTGATCAAGCATTTGAAGATGCACTTATCAATGGTGCTGGTGGTACTTCATTAGATGGTTTACTTGGATTCGCTCAACCGTTTGCAGCGGGTACTTTCGCGGGAACTATTCCAGCGGCTAATGTATCTGATGTTGTTCGTGTTGCTAAAGCACAAGTTCAAAGTGCTAACTTTGAGCCTACTCACGTAGTGTTGCACCCTGAAAATGCGGCTGCAATCGAATTGACTAAAGCAACTGATGGTGGTTACACTTACCCAGCGTTCTGGGATCGTAACATGATGTTGGCAGGATTGATCGTTGTTACTTCAACTAACATCGCTCCTGACACGTTCCTTGTTGGTGATATGAGCAAATCAAACGTTCGTATCCGCGAGAACATGAACCTTCAGGTTGGTTATGTTAATGACGATTTTCAGCGTAACATGGTTACTATCTTGGCTGAAATGAGAGCAGCGCATTATGTTAAGAACAACCAAGTTGAAGCGTTTGTAACGGGTGATTTCACAACTGCAATCGCAGCGTTAGATTCGGCTGTATAAATTTCTAAGGGGGTGAGATAGCCTCATCCCCACTTTTATTTGCACTATGGAAAAAAAGAAAAGACGTAAAAAAATAGACGTATCGCTCGACACAAAGAACGTTGACGTAACATTCATACGTGAGGAAGATGGGGATATCGAAATAACTTTGGACACGCCGAAAGTAGATGCTAAATTCATTAAGAATGAAGAAGGCTTTTCACTTGACATTGACGTAAACGATAAGGATTATTACGAGTTCGAAAGCAACGGTAAAAACAAGCACTTGCCAAAAGGCACTGTTTGGAAGATAACCGGCGCAATGCTTAAACACTTCCTTAAAAACAAGTTCGGTAAACTCAAAAAATAAGTAACAAATGCTTTTAGATTTAGACGATTTCACGGGTAAATATGAGTTGCATACAGGAATGTATGACCAAGCCAAATTGTTGGAGTATATTCAGATATATGAAGAGCAATACCTTATAGACCTATTCGGTGCGACTTTGTACGATGAATTCATCAATGACTTGGACAATAACAATTATCCTGAATCGCCTAACTTCCAAAAGGTATTTGATCCTTTTCATTTGGACAACACTTCAAACGGATTCCTTACATCGTACAACACGTATAACAGTGTGATTATCTCTAAGGGAATTTTGGATATGCTCAAAGGTTTCATTTACTTTGAATATGTAAAAGATACGGCTAACCAAATCACATCGCAAGGGCAAAAGATACCACAAGGGGAAAACAGCCTAACTGCTACTACTTTGTACAACATGATGTACACGCGTTATTGGGAGGCATTAAAGACGTATAGAGCCATTCAATGGTACATCTATCGCAATCAGGATTTACCAATTGGTGCAATCCTTACGATGGAAGTAATGAATGATGGCGATGGGTACGATGGTTATGATTGGATTACTGATCTAACCGGACAAGGAAGTGGTACTGATGGTATTTTATCATTCACATCATGGCAGATAAACGGGGTAAAAACAATACAAGGTGCATCTGTTGGATCGGGTTATGTTAATCAAACCGTTTATCCAACTACTGGTGGATTAGGTAATGGTTGTACAATAAGAGTTGGAGCAACTCAAAGTGGCATTCCAAGTTCTTTTGCAATTGTGAATCCCGGCACTGGTTACGCTTATTTGGATAATCTTATTATTCAAGGTGGTAACAATGATCAGGATATTGATGTACTTGTTCCATTAGGTAATGGTGAATTAAAGTCTCTAATTGTTCAGGAGGGTGGTAAAAATTACCAAATTGGGGATATTTTTGTATTGAATAGCGATTCACATCCAAATACAGGATCACCAGCAGTTGTTGAAGTTACAAAGGTATCAGTCGGTGATTTTACAAAATGGAATGGTGTTCCTAAACAAATGGCTTACTGGTTATGATAAACGAAATTACAAGTGTTGTTGAGGATTTAGTTGGTGAAATTAGTAACCGATTAACCGGTATTTATGCACCTTTAACAAAAAGGTTTATCACTTGTGATACAAAATGGGCGCGTTTAGGTAAAAATGTAAAGGACATTCAAGGTCGAGAATACAGGATTACCGAAATAGTGTACAATGAGTATGTTACTTTATCACCAATAAATCACACGGGATCACCAACCGGAACGATTTTTTTAACTGATCCATTTTGGATTACCGGCACAAAATTAGCGACCAATAGCGAATGGAGTAAAGCCGAAAAAAACCTAATGAAGAAAACGCCATTGATTTGGTTGTTGGAGGTTATCAGGTTAAGACGATTCGGTCGTGACAGTGTAATTGAATTCGAAAGTGATCTAAGGATGTTCTTTTTAGATGAGACTAATGTTGCGCAGTATTACACGGCAGATCACCGCGAGAATGTAGTTTATCCAATGGAAAGGTTGTGTGATGAGTTTATCAAAGTAGTGGAGGCTAACCGAAACTATCAGACAATTGAAAATTACGACATTATTACGTTCAGCCGTTTTGGTGTTGAGCGCGATAACGGGATGTTTCAAAACGTCTTAGATGCAAATTTAAGTGGGGTTGAGTTGAGAATCACCCTTACGAAGTACAAAGAAAATTGTAAATGTTAAATTCTTAAAAAGTAAAAAAAATGGCTTTAGGATGTAATTGTAATTTAGGATTGAGCAACACTGGTAAACCGGGATGTTTACCAATTCAATCTGTAACAAGTGGACTTATCATGGTTCCACTTAATGCGGCTGATGGAACTGCTAATTTCATCGATTTAGATGCGGCTTTGCCAACATGGGCAGACCTTATTAACGAGGCTGATCCTTCAAAAAGATGGTTTCCTTTACAAGGATTCGAGAATGTAGAATTGCCAAAGGCAGATACTATCTTCGAAGAGGCAAACAGTGGACGTATGGTTTTCATTCGTCAAGGTAAGCGTTCATTTGCTGGTGAATTGTGGGGTGAAACTCCAACTTTCTACGGTAAATTAAGCAACAACCGTTGTGTTGATTTCGGTGTTTACATTGTAGACGTTAACGGTAACTTGATCGGTTCTAAGGTAGGTGATGGACTTTATCCAATTCCTGTTGATAACCAATCATTCAACCCAACGTATATGTTTGCAACTGACACCACTACTTCAAAAGTAATGGTTGCATTTGATTTTGATCGTTTGTTTGACGAATCAACTATGTACATGATCACTCCAACTGAGGCTGGTCAGAACTTCAACGACCTTAATGGATTGTTGGATGTTAACTTTACTGATAACACTGTAACTGCTGGTTCTTTGGTTTCTACTTTAGTATTGGATTACGGAACAGCATTAAACCCAATCCAATTCACAGGAGCGGCTCCGGCTGATTTTGCGTTAACTGTTAACGGTGTATCAACTCCACTAACTACTGTAACTGAAGGCCCGGCTGGAACTTACACTTTCACATTCACTGCAACAACTGGTGATGATTGTGTAATCAGCGTTGATAAGGATGGTTACGATGGTGAAATTTCATTCACTGCGGCGTAATGAGTTACGTTACATTTGGTAAGTATAGCATTCAAGCGGATTTCATTTTAAATAGTACGTTTGATGAGTTATGCGATGCGTTCCAACATATCCCAAACAACGTACTTGTTGCGGCTTGGGAATCGGTACATGGAAAGCAAAAAAAGCCAAAGAAGAAACCGAAGACCGATAACGAACAATAGTAAAGAGGGGGTGTGAAATATCACCCCTTTTTTTGCTTAACTTTGATATATGTTTGATCTGATGAATACTCGCATTGGTGAATTGCTGAACAAAGCAACACGTATAACATTTGCAGATGTATGGAAGGAGGTGTTTAGGGATGAGCAATTTAAGACTGAGATACTCGATTGGATTAGATGGGATCAATTATACAATGAAGGGGTTGATGAATTTGGGCAAATTATAGGCACTTATTCACGAGCAACTGAGATGTTCAACCCTGAAAAATTAGAAGGAACACCATTCACATTATACGACACGGGAGAATTTTACAATTCAATGATGATTGAAGTATTTAATGATTACATTGAGATCAACGGTGATGGTTTAAAGGTGGATGAATTTGGACAAACAACAGACCTATTTCAAGAATATGGGTATGAAATTATTGGACTTACTGACGAAAGCAAAGAGAAATTGGCGCAAGAACTCATTGATCGATTTAACTACGAATATAAGCGACTATTATCAATCAATTGATGATATGCCTTTATACAACTGGATTAAATGCACTGAGGGTAATTTAACGCACGTTAGGAAGACAAAAGAAGGCAACGCGAATAATGACATCGAGGCATGGACAAAGGTACATGATTCGTATATTGATGAGTTTGGACTGAGCGAAGTGTATAAAAAAATGCTGGATGCCATGCGCAAAAAGGCATTGATTGAATTGGATTATGTAATTACTGGTGATCGGTTTAAGTTAACCGAAGCCGAAATTCAAGCCGCGAAATTACAGTCAATGATGGCAAACGGCGGTAATGGAATGACAATTGAGCAGACGTTAATTTATATAAGCAAATGGATTGGTCAATGGATCAACCCTAAACAAATAACGGCACGTGAATATTTTAATTTGTTAAAGGAGTATGGCAAAGCAAATAAAGGCAACTGATATATTTGA